AGATCAATAACCCTTATATGCAGATAGATGCCGGACTCAAGTACATAGCCCATAGGTATGGCACACCATGTAAAGCTTTGGCCTATCATCTAAAGACTGGGCACTACTAATGGCTAAGCGCGGTGATCCTAGGCTGTCGGCTGGGTACAAGATGGTTAGGCTACGGGTACTGCATCGAGATAACTACGTCTGCTATTACTGTGGTGGTGATGCTAACCAGGTAGATCATGTAGTACCTATATCGAAGCAAGGTGATGTGATGGATATGGATAACATGGTGGCAGCTTGTAAAAGGTGCAACGTAAGCAAGGGCAACAGGTCACAGGGCGTTTTTTTAGCCAAGACCGCTACCCCCCATGCCTTTTCAAATCGTACCTCCCCGATCACGTTCGTACAGGTTCAAACAGGCCCATGTTTAGGCCAACCGAGCCAAGGCCCGACAGGATGACTACCAAAGTTAAACCGATCAAACGGGGGCTAATTGAGCCACGCCTTCACAGCCCATACTTAAAAGGCAAAAGCCGCATCGATGAGGTTGCAGAACTAGCAGAGAAAATTGGCTACCCGTTATTGCCCTGGCAACGATTCGTACTAGAGGATATGTTGCGTGTGGATAAAGACGGCGGTTTTATTCGCAAAACAAACCTACTTTTATGCGCCCGGCAGAACGGCAAAACGCACTTAGCCCGTATGCGTATCTTGGCTGGCATGTTCTTATTTGATGAGAAAAAAATCCTAATTATGTCATCTAACCGAGCCATGGCACTTAGCACCTTTAGAGAAGTGGCCTATGCGATCGAAGGCAGCCCAGAGTTAAAGAAGCAGATCAAGGCGATCCGGTATGCCAATGGCACGGAGTCAATCGAACTGCTAAATGGCGCACGGCTCGATGTTGTAGCTGCTACCCGTGATGGATCGCGTGGCCGTACAGCTGATCTGCTATTCATAGATGAAGTACGCGAGATAACCGAGGAAGGCTACGCAGCTGCGCTACCGACTACACGCGCCCGAGCCAATGCCCAGACACTAATGTGCAGTAACTCAGGTGATGCCTTTAGCATCGTGTTAAACCAGTTGCGAGAACGCGCATTATCTAGTTCATCTAAGAGCTTTGGCTATTACGAATACAGCGCGCCACAGTTTGCCAAGATAACCGACCGCGCAGGTTGGATAGCAGCCAATCCTGCGTTAGGCCATACGATCACTATGGAGTCGATCGAGGAAGCCCTTAACACGCAATCTGTAGAGCAATTTAGAACTGAAACCCTGTGCCAATGGATCGACAGCCTGCAATCGCCTTGGCCATACGGATCGATCGAGGCAACCAGCGATGCCGCCCTTAAAATGTCCCCGGGGCCGCTTACAGTATTTGCCTTTGACGTATCCCCGAGCCGTAGAGATGCAAGCCTTGTTATGGGGCAGCTGCTACCCGATGGCCGCGTAGGTGTAGCCGTACTAGAGACTTATAACAACCAGGTTGCCGTAGATGAGCTAAAGATTGCAGCCAGTATTAAGGGATGGTGCGATATGTACTATCCGCGCACAGTTTGCTTTGATAAATACACTACAGCCTCAATAGCCAAGCGGCTAGAACTATCAGGCGTTGCAGTTAGAGATGTATCGGGTGCTGAGTTTTATACAGCTTGTAGCGATCTACATGATGCCCTTAGTAACGGCCGTCTGGCCCATAGCGGCCAAGAATTGCTAGTACAGCATATGAATAACAGCGCAGCTAAGATCAATGACTCAGCCTGGCGTATCGTGCGCCGCAAGTCTGCTGGCCCTGTAGATATTGCTATCGGCCTGGCTATGGTGATCCATATACTTGCCCAGCCCGTACAAGAAGCCAAGATATACGCCTAGCGACACGCCGAGCAGAATCGGTAATGTGCTTGACAATTTGAGAAAATCCCACCTATGGGATTACTGGAAACTTTAGGCTTTAAGGGTAAGGCAGAAGTTACTGCTCAATATGCCCCTGCCATTATGGATAGTACCTATGGTGCTGGCATGTACAGCTATAACAGCGGCCTATCTAATTATGGTTATGGCGTTGCCATTGATCGCAATACTGCGCTGCAAGTACCTAGCGTTAGCCGTTGCCGCAATTTAATTGCAGGCGTTATATCAAGTATTGAACTAGGCCTATACAAAAAATCTACAGGTAAAAAATTAGAAAGCCCGGTATGGCTAGAGCAACCAGATATACGCCAGCCGCTTAGCGTTACTTTAGCTTACACAGTAGATGCATTACTATTTTATGGCGTTGCATATTGGCGCGTTACATCGCTTTACGCAGACGATGGTCGCCCATCAGGTTTTGAATTTATTCCAAATACTCGCGTTACTGTAACTACAAACCAGTACGGCGATGAGGTTGAGTATTACTCAGTAAATGGCGTTCGCGTACCTATGGGTGGTATTGGTTCGCTAGTTACATTTCAATCATTACTGCCTGGCGTATTACAAACTGGCGGCCGCACTATTCAAGCTGCGTTAGATATTCAAAAGGCTGCAGCAGTTGCAGCAGCTACGCCAATGGCGACTACGATCTTAAAAAATACCGGTGCTGATCTACCTGAGGCGCAGATCCAAGGCTTACTAGCTGCGTGGAAATCGGCGCGTACTAATCGCAGTACCGCATATTTGACTAGCACTTTAGAGGCGCAAAATTTAGGCTTTAGTCCTAAAGATATGACATACAACGAAAGTAGCCAATACCTTGCTACTGAAATTGCGCGTTTGATGAACGTGCCGGCATATTACATAAGTGCAGATATGAATAACAGCATGACATATCAGAATATTTTAGATGGCCGTAAAGAATTCGTGGCTTATTCATTACAGCCATTTATTAGCGCGATCGAAAATCGTCTAAGCATGGATGACATAACCGCGCATGGTAATCGTGTGCGTTTTGCTGTTGATGAAACTTTCTTACGCGCAGACACTATGGCGCGACTAGATGCAATAGAGAAAATGTTAAACCTAGGTTTAATCGATGTTGCACAAGCTCAACAGATGGAACAGCTAACACCAAATGGATCAGGAGATACTACAAATGTTGCACTTAACGTTTAATAACGCGATCGAGGCGGCCGATACAGAACGCCGCATGATCTCAGGCAAGATTGCGCCATACGGCGAAGTCGGTTATACATCCGCTGGCCCTGTCGTATTTGAACGCGGATCTATTTCAATTCCAGATGTAACAAAAATCAAATTGCTAATGCAGCATGACAGCACAAAGCCAGTAGGTCGCGCTACATATTCCAGCGATGATGAAAGTGGCATGTATGCATCGTTCAAAATTTCAAGTAGCAGCCGGGGACAGGATGCACTTGTACTAGCTCAGGAGAACCTTGTATCTGGCTTATCCGTAGGCGTGGATGTATCCGCGTCTAAGCAGATGAAGGGTTACCTGTTGGTTACCGCTGCTGTCCTGAAAGAGGTAAGCCTCGTGGAGTCGGCTGCCTTTGATTCTGCAGCCGTAACTGATATTGCAGCTGCTAAAGCTGCACTAGAAGCAGCAACAAGTATGAAAAAGACAATCATCCATACAGAGATGATTGAAACCGAAACCGAAACCGAAACCGAAAGCGAGGCAGCTGTGACTACAGCCCCTATTGATACACCGGATGTACCGGCAGAAAAACCAGTCGAGGCTGCACCAGTTCAAGCAGCTCGCCAGATTATTCGCCCATCCGTATTAGACAGCCAGACAGTACGCACACCAATTACATCAATGGCAAAATACACAGAGCATAAGATCAAGGCTGCCCTAGGCAATCAAGATTCAATGCTTTATGTAACAGCTGCAGATGATTCTTTCAGCACTAACCCTGCATTTAGCCCAACCCAGTACCTATCAGAATTTCCAACCAATACACGTTTTGGAACACCATCAATCGATGCATGTTCACGCGGCGTATTGCCAGCAAGCGGTATGACAATTAACGTGCCATCACTTGTTACATCAGCAGGCGGTCAGTCAGGCGTTGCACCTGTTGTAACAGTCGAGGCAGAAGCAGGCGCAGTACAAAATACAGGTATGGTTACAGAATACCTATCAGGTACAGTCAATAAGTATTCAGGTATGAACACAATCTCAATCGAGCTCTTGGAAAGATCAGATCCGAATTTCTATTCCGAGCTCACACAGCAACTTCAGAACGCTTACCTAAAGACACTAGATACAACAGTTAATGCTGCACTTATTACAGCAGGTACTGTTGCAACTACTGCACAAGCTGCTACATCAGCAGGCATCATCGGTTACGCATCAGAAGCTGCTCGCCTTGTTTATGAGGCAACTGGTTACTACGCACAGAACTACATCGCCAATGGTTCTCAATGGCAATTATTAATGGGCGCATCGGATACCACCGGGCGACCAATTTACTCAGCATCTCAGCCAATGAACGCAGGCGGCTTAACTCAACCTGGTTCAATTCGCGGCAACGTACTAGGTCTTGATCTATATGTTGATAAGAATTTCGCAGCTACAACAACAGTAGATGATTCAGCGATTATCCTTGCGCCAGAAGCATTTACTGTTTACCAATCACCACAGGCATATATGTCTGTAAATGTTGTAAGCAACCTACAGGTACAGGTAGCGATCTACGGCTACATGGCAACAATCGCCAAGATGCCTAAGGGAATTATCCGTTACAACTTTACCTAAGCCCTAACCCTAATAGTCGGTGGGCGATTAGCCCTTTCGCCCACCGACCCTAACTAAGTAAGGAGTACCGATTATGGCCGCTACATATGTAACAATAGCCGAGCTACGTTCCAATTTAGGTATCGGTACTCTTTACTCAGATAGTACTGTCGAGGAGTGCTGCCAAGCCGCACAGGATCAAATTAACAGTTTCCTTTGGTTTGATTCTGCGCCAGTCGTGGGGACTGCATTGGTAAGCAACGTTGCCACAGTAATGTTGGCCAACCCCGGACTATTTACTACAGGCGAAAGCGTGACCATATCCGGGGCTGGCTCGACATTTAACGGCACTTACACAATTACTGCCACGCTACCTTTTAGCACAGGCACTACAAATTTATTGCCTGCATTTAATATGCAACTTAATTATTACCAGCAACCACGCGGCTATAGTTTTATTCAATATGCCAAGGTTGCAGCAGATGAAAACTTTAGGCGCGTAGTGCCATCAGGCGCAGCTGTAGGTGCAGATACAAAGACTGCTACCTACGTTAATACAGCAAGCGTTAGACAAGCTGCGATGATCTTGGCCGTAGATATATGGCAAGCGCGCCAGGTATCTCAGACAGGCGGCGTAGGACTCGATGGCTTTAGCCCTAGCCCTTACCGCATGGGTAACAGCATGATAGGCAAAGTACGCGGCCTATTAGCCCCGTACGCTAGTCCGAATAGCATGGTGGGGTAAATGGCTACCGCTGCAATTACCACGCTGCGTAGCACCATCGCAACGGCTTTAACCAATAACGGAGTCTGGTCGGTATTCGCATATCCGCCTGCAACGATTTTGGCTAACAGCTGCGTAGTAATACCGGCAGATCCGTATTTAACGCCAAGCAATAACAGTTACATAACTATTTCGCCTATGGCTAATTTTAAAATTCTCTTATGTGTGCCCATGTTCGACAACGCTGGAAATTTGCAAGGCATTGAGGATTTTATCGTTGCGGCTTACACAAAACTAGCTGCATCTAATCTTGTATTTAATATAACTAGCGTTAGCGCGCCTGGCGTATTAAATGCTGATAGCGGTGACTTACTAACCGCTGAGTTCACCATATCCATACTATCGAGCTGGAGTTAAACCATGTCATACACAGATGAGGATATTGCCTTTTTAATTAAAATTGGGCAGATCACAGAAGCACCCGCAAAAGAAACAAAACCTAAAGCACCTGCAACCGAGAAAACCGAGGAATAACTAAATGGCCGTATATTTAAGCAACACAGTTCAGGTAACGCTTAATAGCGTGGCCCTGACAGATCATGTTACTAGCGCAACTATCAACCGCGTATTTGATGAACTAGAAGTAACTGCTATGGGCGATACAGCTCATAAGTTTGTAAAGGGCCTAGAAGCAAGCACTATTACTTTGGATTTCCTAAGTGATACAGCCGCTGCAAATGTAAACGCAACCCTGCAAGCTGCATGGGGTACAACAGTACCTATTACGCTAAAGCAGACAAGCGCAGCTACATCAGCTACCAACCCTTTATTTAGCACTACGATTTTGGTCAACAATACGACCGACATTAACGGCGCTGTCGCTGACATAGCCACGCAAAGCATTACATTTACTTGTAATTCACCAATCGTAAT